AGGCTACCGCCTAAAGGAAGGGCGGCAAGTGAAGCAAGGCCAGCGTTAAGCAAGTCGCCACGGCCCAGGCTAATTCCGGCGTCTGCTAAATCCGCAAAGATACCAAGAGGCCCTGGGGTAAACCCAGCACCCATAAGACCAAACTGGATTTTATCCAGAGTGTCATCGGAAACCATTGGAGTTGGTTCATCAAGTATTCCAACTCCTGCTTCCGCTGAGTCATAATATGGATCGTATGCTAACGCCATGTTTATTTTTATTCAGTTGGATCAAGGTCGATGTCTTTGAACAAGCCACGGAGAGGGTCAGGACTACCTTCTGTCTCTGTCATTGGCGGCTCCCTAAAGGGGTATGGAAAGTCTTCCTCCCCTCCAAGTCTTTCAAGTTCGTCTGACCGTAGCGGGTCAATTTCGTCTGGCGCGATTTCTTCCCATGAAAGGGTGGGCGATTCACCTTGATCGGAAGTCATCTGCCGCAGCAAATCTTCCTCGCCCTGCTCCATTGCTGCTGCGCTGGGGGGTGCCCCGTAGGGCAACTCCCTTGCCTGGATTGTAGTTAAAGTGCTTTCAACAGATTCTTCAAAAGACCGGCCTTCCAGTCGATTTAATGCAAACTCCGCAATAGTGTCAGGTTCTCTATGAATTGCTTCAATTTTTGCAATATCTAATCCGACTGACATATCGCCACCACCTTCTTGCATATCCATCAAGCTGCTGTACGTTTTTTGCAATTCGGCTTTGCCGCTTTCAACGGCTTCATCCCAAGTTACTCCGTGCTTTTGTAGCCCGTCCCCTATTTCTGCAATTAGAGATTCATCCACCTCATCGGCAGCCGCAAACATTTCACCCGTTTCGTCGCGGGTCATGGCACGTTCAAGGTCGGCACCCTCGTCTGCGTGGCGTAGTGCGGCACCTTCATCGGCTTGACGCAGCATGGCCACTTCTTCGGGAAGCATTCCTTGCGCTAACTTGCCCCCACGGAGCTTTCCAAGATGACGACCACCGCGAGCGCCAAAGGCCATGCCAAGGCCAGGGATAGCCGCACCGCCCGCTAGCAACGCTCCAAGAAGGTCGCCACGGCCAATGCTAATACCGGCATCGGCAACATCGGATGCAATACCCGTAGGGCCGGGGACCATGCCGCTAGCAGCAAGGCCCATCTGCACTTTGTCTAAATTTTCGTCTGATAGATATTCTTCTGGAATCATTGTTTTATCCACTTACGCTAGGAGTTACGATTGCTTGAATGCCGCGATTATACATAGCAGGAGGTGCCCACGATTGTTCTACTGTTGCTTCCGCTTCGCCCGCAATGCGTATCGCCTCCATGTACCACTGATGTAATTCTTGAGGTGGAGACTCCGCATTACGGCGCGAAAGGGAAAGTTTCCATTCGCACCCACGCAGGAAAGGTTCAATCATCGTGGGGCGAAGGTCTAAGGGGTCAGATATGACGTACTTGGTTCCTGCACTAATTGTATTCTCTAAGTTAGCGTCTAGGGTCAGTTGCACGGCACTTGCCACGCTTTTAATAATCCTTTGTTCAACAAAGGGATTTAACCCCCGCTTGCCGGTAGGCTTTGTTGACGTTGTACCAATCCTTAAAACCGAACCAACCATATTGGAATTAAATTCAGTGCCAGTGGCTCCGTTTACGACTGCCTGACCTGCGTTGCTAAGAGCCAGCGTTTCAGTGTACGAAGCAGGCTCAGTTCCGCTGTACGTTACAGGGCGAGGAAATCTACGGTAATAAAACCGCAAGCCTTCTGTGTCGTTTGGTTCATACTGAACGTAAATTGCCATTTGGCCGTAAAGGTTCGGGTCAGGGCCGATGGCATACCAGCGAGGCGGGTTAGACGATGCACCGACATGACGCTCAAACGACATAATACTGTCCAGGGAAACAGGCTGCTGATTAAAGTAACTGCTTTCCGTATGCGGAGGGTCCATGTCCTTAAAGTCTGCTGGCAACGTATACGACGAACGAAGCCATGTGTAAGTCGTAGTACCTTTATTAGCTGCTGCGTCACGTTTAGTTACATTGGTCGTATATGGAGTAACCGTTGATATATTTACCCCAGGGTTAATGTCATCTGGCAACTTAATAACTGTATTGCTTACGCGAGACTCAATTGGATACCTAACGTCATTTATTTTTATTCGGCCCTCTGTTGCATTTGTCGGCCACGTTGCTGCGGTTTCAGCAAGGTCATCTACATCGTAGATTGTTACCTGCTTGGTAGAGTTGTCATACGTTATGGTTCCAGTTGAATACTGAGCCTCCATTCGTATTTCATGCTCAGTGTGATAGTACAGCCAATCGTATCGGCTGGCTAAATCTGAATACGCACCAAGCACAGCAGAGCGAAAGTCTCGACGTTCTGCGTCCATTGCACCGCCAAGGGTATGAGCCTCTAAGTGCTCTAGTGCGTCTTGATATGTAAATAACTCTGGTCTAATAACTGCCATCTGAACTTCCTATTCTGACGGACGAGTGAATGTTCCTGTCGTATCGGTGTCTCTCGAATATGTGGATGATGTGTCGTATGGCTTAGTAAATCCACCAGATGTATCTGGGGTTCGAAGATACTCGCTAACAGAACCGTCTGCTGTTACTGGTTCAGCAACGACTAGGGGTTTTCTTGCAAGAATGGGTGCCGATGGATAAATCATCGGAGGGTGATTTTCCTCGGACGGGCTTCCATTTGTGGTTAAATAATTGCCGCCAACAAAATCATTATTTGACGCGATTGAAGCAAGCGGGCCTCCCAGGGGCCAATATCCAACCAGCGCATCCGGCCTAACAAGCAGGGGGCTAAACCCTGCGGCCAATGCAGAAATTTCTCCGGCAGTAAGCTCGGCAGCGTAAGCGGCTACTTCCGCTATGCCACCTTCCCAGGTACGTCCAGTTATATTGGTTCCACTCTGTACGCCTGTGCCGATGTAAAACTCGTCGGAATCAGCAAAATCTGATATATCGGCTGACGATGTTTGAGTTTGGTCTAGCGTACCGTTTACATACAGCTTTTGATCGTTATTGTCTATAAAGGCTCCAACTAAATGAAACCAAGTTGTGTTACTGTTGCTGTAATGTGCGCTTGGGCTTTGTGCGCTTGAACCACGCATTCCCATTATAAATTTGCCGGATGAACCTGCCCCTAATCTTATTTGCTTGCTTGTTCCACTTCCGCTGTCAGAGGCTACTGCATATTGTGCGCCTCGGTCGTCGGGTCTTACCCAAGCAACAAAAGCAAGCGGGTACGTCTTTCCTGAAAAAACAGCGACACTTTTATTCAGGTAGTCGTCTGTGCCGCTGTCGCTATTGAAATGGAGAGCCATGACTATGATGCCTCGTAGATAACAACAAGGGGAACATAGGCATCGCCAGAAAAGTTGTCTGATCCATCATCAGCGTTGCGGGTTAGCTTAATCCTGACGTGATCGGCTTTGGCTACGCTATCTAAATTAGATAACGTGACTTCTTGCGCCGTAACTTCACCTTGGGTTCCGTTGGCCGTCGATGACTGCTGGTTTACGGAACCGAAGCTGGACGCACCATCTTCCATATCAACGGTGGCACCAGCAGCACCGGGGGTTTCTGCCTCAAGAGAAATCTCCCATATAACTGCGTTGCTTACGTTTCGACCATACCAGTATATGACAGCTTTAACTGTCCCTTCTGCGTATTCATCTGGCCATTCAATCGCTTGGCTGATAGCAGAGTAGTCTCTGGTGGAATCCGAAAACGCTAGCGCAGTCCTGGGAATGTTGCTAACGGTGTGATTTACAAACTTGGCACCACCGGCACCAGCTTCGGGAACAAAAGAAGTAGCCGGAAGATTTATGGTAAATACGCGAGGCATCAGCTTATTACCCCCCCTACCGTTCTAATGCTTACTTTTGGGTCACTGCTTAACCAGTCTGCCAAGTCAAGAGAAACTGCATTTACTTCTTCAACAGACTCTTTAGACTTCATTGCGTCTTGAGCCGCAAAAAGAACAGCAGCACCATAGTTTATCCAGTCCCACAGCGTGTTTATGTACGCAAGTCGGTCGGTTAAACCTTGTGCTTTTGCGTCACTCGCCGCCTTGGTTAGCCAGATTTGGCGACCAGTTGGATAGATAGATTCAAGAGTATCAGTAAACTCTTGCTCAAGTTCATTAAACTTGGCGTCCTTTTCGTCCTGAAGATACTTGGCGTCAGCCTCATCTTTTTCAGTTTGAGACTTCAGGGAAATAGAGTCTCCTGTAATTGGAGACTTCCAGTGACGCTTAGGCGCATCAGGTATAACTGGATTTACTACCCAAACGTCTGATGGAAAATCAGGAGTGTTTGCGTGATAAATGACCTGAAGGGTTTTCCGATGAACAACTGTTGCCATCCCTGACTCCTAATTGCTGGGAGGGCTATTGCCATGCACTTCACCAAAACGTGGTCCAAGTCCTATCCGGTCATCCCTCGCCATTCTTGCCCTAATCCACTTTACGTCAGAAGCAATTTCAATGAGTTTGTTCTCATTTCCATTTACTTTATCTTCTACTTCTGCCAGTTTCGATTCATGTCGATTAAGCTGATGCTGGGCTACCCCATAGCTAGCACTAATCGACGCGAGAACAAACAGAATGGTCAGCACGAAACCAGCGGTTTCAGGGCTTATTCTAGGCCATGTCATGTCTGTCTCGCTATTCTTCGTAGTAGTTAATCCAGCCATCAACATCGGTGGCGGCACCGCAGGCTATAACTAACGCTTCGCCAGAAGCAGTCTGAAAATGACCGTCTGGGTTGTAGCCAGGGTTGTAAATTGACTTTACCGCCAACGATGGAAGCCCCGTAAGGGCTGTACCAGCCCCAGACTTAAATCCAATAGACGTTGCCGCAGACACTACAAGGAACAGGTTTATAACTACTATTTTTTTCCCGGGAACAGCGGTAATAGCCGTTTCGTCTTCCGCGCCAGCAGAAGCTAGATTTACAGCCTGGGTCTTAATAACCTTGGGTCCAAGGTCACGCAATCCTGCGTCCACCATAATAAGTCTCCTTAGTTATTAGGCGAAGAACGCTGCGCCGGTTCCACCTTCAGTCTTTGCTGCCATTACTCCCTGAACAGCCCACACCAGCTTTGCCCCACCGCTTGCTGCCGTATTTCCGGTAAGAATAGCTGTCAAAGTTACCCATGAACCAAGCGAGCCAC